TACCTCGCCGACGACGACCTTCTCGATTGCTTCCTTGGCCGGCGGCTCTTGCCTGGTGCGCTTGGAGTTGGACGGGTAATCGACCCTGACCTTCTCGCGCCGTCCTCCGCCGGTGTCTACGTCCATCTGCTCTTCGCTCATATCTCCTTCTAACTAAGACCGGCTGGACGCCTCACCGGTCCGCTTACGGCAAGGCGCCCACGTCTCGTCCCGGCCAGGTGTTACATCGAGACAGGCTCGTCCGGCGCCCAGCCGGAGAACTTGCGACGGTAAACGTCCTGCAGCTGACCCGGGTTCATCGCCATCATCTCGTTCTGTGTCGGCTCCCTGAACGCCCAGGGCAGAACATCACCGATCGAGTCCAGCGGGTTGTTCAGTCCGCTCGGTCTGATGTCGGGCTTGCCGTCGATGCCAGGCAACGCGACATTAGTCGTCCGCTGTGTGGCCAGCGCGACTCTGACCTCGGCGGTTGCCTGCAGGTCCTTCGGGATGACGCCGTTGACGAACTTAACAGCGACGGACGCGTCAGTCAGCAGCGTGGTGAGGAACGCGTCGAATGCCAGCGAGCCCATGAACCGGGCCGCGAGCTCGTCCGTCTTGTAGAACTCCGAGCCGCTGCCGTCAACACGCTGGCCGTATGCCTTGCCGACGATCTCCTTGAAGATCTTCATGATCTCCGCGCCGTTGTTCGAGTCGATGATCTTCTGCAGCTTAGCGGACATGCCGCCGTCTGCACCGAGCTCCATGTCGATGAGCTCGGATTTCGACAGGTGGAAGTAGTGATCTTCCGTAACCAACTCCCCGTCGAAGTTCTCATACGTGATCGACTGCTTGATCATTTCTGTCGTCCTCCGTGATTCGGATATTGCTGATCTTGATGGGTGTTCCATCGAAACGGTTCTTGATGGCGCCTGGGAGCAGGTCGATGACGTCGGCGTCCTGGTTATTGATTTCGACATCCATAACGACGACGTACTTCATGCGATCTCCTGCATGTTGATCTTGGTGTTGTTGAGCTTGTTGTAGACGTCCAGGTACATTTCGTGCTTGGACCGGTTGTATGTGATCTGCCACAGGAGGCCGCGAGCCAGCGGTGACATGAAAATGACGGTGTGCCCGTTCAAAACCCTTGCGAACGAGACCATCTGGATGCCGTCGATTGTCAGTTCCGGGGAGCGATCCGGCTTCCTGTGAGAGTTGAAGTTTTCGATAACGGCCAGTTCGGCCGCGCTCAGGAAGGTGGCTGAGTCCATGTTCGGTTTGCTTGCCGGGCCTTGGGGCTTGCTGACGTCCGCAACGGTCTGGACGGCGTCGACCGAAGTCATAAAGAACTCCTAAGGTGTTAGAAATGGTGATACCACTAGTTCCTTTGCGGGTAGGAACTAGCAGTATCAGATGGTGTTGGTGACGTCCTTCATGTCCCGTGTAACTGCTGCGAGCTCCTTGCGGAGCCGGGATACACGGTCGTCGGGCATAACCTGACCGCTAAACAGCAACCAGAATTTCTGGGTGTACTTGGTGACGATCCACGGCCATAGCAGCCAGAACGTGAATGCCCACAAGCTGGGGAACACCTTGCTAAGCCACTTAGAAGCTGCCGTAACCCACTCGCGGGAGCCTGACGTATCCGATAGCCAGGCAGGGGCGTCCGTCGGTGGCGAGGTGAGATGTGAAGACGAGCTCGATGAGGTTCTCGATATTCCAGCCGAGTTCGTCGCCGACGGTGACCGCCTCAAGGCCGAGTAGATCATAGAATTCGTTATGAGGCGCATACATATCCGTGAGAATCCGCCGTTTGATCTCGTTCTCGGCCCGGCGGATCTCCTCGATGTCGCTATGAAAGTAGCGACCCGTGAGGGTGTCGAAACAAAGCTGATCACCCCCACCCGTGATGATGACCTGCGCATCGTTCACGGGGTTATTATCGAGCCTGCGCTGCTGAACGGCTTCCTGGATCTTCAGTTCCTTGTTCTTGCCGAGCTGAGCCAGGACCTCATCCTTATACTCACGGAACGCCGTGTCGGCTAGCGCATACGCACCAACGAGCGCCGCGTTGCGCCGGACCCCGATCTGGTTAGCGCCGACGATACAGGCGATCGTAGCGGCACCGGTAATTGCGGCCGGAAGGCATTCTTTCCAGCTCTCCTCGAGGATCTCGAGACGAGTCAGTTTCCTGGCCTCGGCTACTGCCTCAGGCTCAGCGCCTTCCTTAAACGCGGCTTCGCCTTTCTCATCCTGCCGGATCCGGATCCCGGCGAGAACTTGCGGCGTGGCCCTGACAGCCAAAGCCACAGTGGCGACCACTCCGGCGACGGCGAGACCGGACAGGATCGTTGTTGAGTTGTTGTTCACCGTTTTCCCGGTGAGATGCATCCATCTCGGCATTGACATGATCGGTTCTCTCCTGATGACCTAGTTCGCCGGGAAATCTGAGAAGAAAGGCTCGATGACATAAGCGGTGAGTATGGCCTTGTTGCGCCGCCGGTTCAGCTGGTTAGACTGGACGATGCACATGGCGGTCATCCAGAACACCATGCCGGCCGGAGCATAGAACTTCCACCTGTCCCGGGTCTTCTCTTCCGGGGTCATTTCCGGGTCGCTGGCCTGCTTAGCAGCTTTGTTCTCCGCGTAAGCCGCCAGCGCTGCTGTGCCTATGACGCCGGCAATCGCGGCGAAGGTGAGAAGCGATGCTGACTTGCTGTTCGCGGTCTTTCCGGTCCATCGGACTTTCATGATCTATTCTCCTGAGCTGATCGATTTCGGAAAAGTATGAGCCCTTGCTCGCGGTTAGCGATTGGGGGCTCAGGATTGGTTACTCGGACTCGGGGGCAATGGACTTACGAACACGACTCGCGAGGTTCTCGATGAGTGCGGTGGCCGCGAGGCCAAGGGCGACGGTGACGCTCGTCGATGCGACGGTGGCGACAACCTGGCGCTTCTTGGACACGGCTGGGGCGGACTCTTCGGGGGTCTCGGCGGGCTTGGTGGTCATAGCGATTCCTCTCCAGGAACGGGGTAACGGGTTTCATTATAGGGCGTGTAAATCCTGCGAGGCAGAACTTGAGAGGCCTTGTAGAACCGCTCCGGCGGCCTAGGCAACTCTCACCCAGGCCGCCGGAGTCTCAGTTCAGCTGGAGGAAGGACAGCTGAAATCATGCGGGTTGAAGGTCGTGATCGGCTTGGTGCAGCCGGTGGCAGTACCTTCCTGATTCAGGCCGAAATGGTTCGGGTACGCCAGTGCCCACGTACCGGAGCCGCCATCCGCACGGTCGTCCAGGACGAAGTCGCTGCCGCCGAAGCCATGCCGCAGGTGCTGACTGTTCAGCGCCACGTCCTCGAGCTGCAGCAGATTGCCGGCCACCTCGACCGGAGCCCATAGCTGGTACGTGTCAGCATGAGCGATCGAGGCTTCGGTATCTGACGACTTGACGCCCGCGGTGATGACACCGCCCCATGCTCCGCAGAACCTCAGCACGGCAGCCCATCGCTGCGCGATCTTGCCGTTGACGACAGGGTAGGTGTCCTGGACCGAGATGCAGTACGCCAGATCACCCGCCGGAGGCTGCTGGCCGCCAGGCGTGAACTCCAGGACGAATTGACCGTTGCCGTACTGACCCGGTCCGGAGCCGTCGTTCACCAGGGTGAAGTCCTGCGTGCCGTCAGTGGCACCGGAGGTGGTGAAGCCCACCTCTTCGTTGTTGTAACCGAAGCCGCCGTTCACCTGAGTGTCGTGGCCGAGAACGGCCAGGCTCAGCGAACCGTGAGTCAGGAGGGCGAGCGTCGCCCCTCCGCAGGACTCTGTGTTCACGCAGGAGTTCGTCGCTCCGAATGCCGAGGTGACCATACCGAGCACCATCACGACAGTGGCCGCGAGTGTCCACGCGATCTTACTGTGCTTCTTCAAACCCTTCTCCTTCTTTAGACGCCGGTAACCCCTGCGGCCACCAGGTAAAGCTGAGACCGCATGTCGCAGGGTTACATACGGTCTCAGTCTGCGGGAGTTCTTCGGGATTGTGTTACGACTTCGGTCTCATGATGAGACTCAGTGACTTGGTGGTGATCACGTGGGCCTTCTCGAAGGACAGGATGGCCGCGATTCCGAGGAGACTTCCGGCCACAGTGGCAACGGTGTCGGCGCTCGGACGCCACGGCTTCTCGATTTGATCTTCGATAGCTCGGGCTTCCATAAGCGTCTTCAGGTTGTTTGCTGCAGTGGTAGCTTCTTCGGTCTCGGGACCGATCCCGTCCATGCTCTTGATGTGGTTGGTGATCAGTTCCTCAAGGTCACTGGGTGTTGCTTCTGTTGACCTTACGATCTTGAACACTTTGCATCCTCTCTGTGGACTCTATTAGAGGATGAGTTATTCCTGCGAACCGGCTGATCAGGGCCTGTAATCCCGCTGCATCCAGCAGCATCCCAGCGCCAGATATGTCATTCCGGTCATGAATGCCGGACGAAGATATCGCCTCATGAGATCAGCTTCGCGAGCGCCCCAGGCGTGACGTAGCCAGGCCTGCGTTTGTCGTTGAAGAGCTGAACGCCGGCGTCCTGATAGCACTGGTCGACCAGTTGAGAGCTGATCATGTGCTTCGAAGTGCTGACGTAGCCCTCCACCTGAGTGGCGTGGCCGAGAGCTGCCAGGCTCATAAGCCCCGGAACAAGCGGGCCGAGTTTCAGCCGGTAGGCGGCCAAGGCGAAGTAATCCATTGCGCTGTACTGCGTGTTGAGGTACTCGTAGGCAGCGTGAGCAGCCTTAGCACGCTGAAGATCGGTCATCTCTATCTTGCCGGTGGACCAGAGGATGTCGTTGTAGTGCACATCGGCTAGTTTTGCTCCGCCAGGTTCGGACTCGATGATCTTCCCGTTGCCGACGTACATGAAAGCGTGTTCGTAGTCGGCGAAACCATCGCCGTTCAGGATCTGGCCAAGATGAATCAGGCGGCCGGAATCACCGCCCATGTGGACGACACCGAAGTCGCCGGGCGCTGGTTCGGTCATGGCGACGTCGTCTTCATCGTGATTGACTCGGCAGGTTCGATTTTCAGCAGCATCGTGTCCTTCTTGTCCAGAACATCCAGCGGCGTAGAGACGTTAAGACTGTACGTATCTTTGGCCGGATCGCTTTTGTCGATGGTGAGTTTTCCGTCAGTAGCCGGCGTGTACGACTTGATGGACACGCGCAGAACTACACCCAGGAAAGTGTCGACTGCCGTGATCGTACCGACAGCCTGCTCCGTGTGCGGCAGCGTCCAGATCCCGGCCAATCCGAAATATAGCGTTCCTGCGGCCGGCAAGATGATCATAGCGATGTACTTCAAGACGTCGTATGTCGTTTTCCCCAATTTCATGCCTCTCCTAAGATGTGCACCCCAGCTTCTCCTTGAGCTTTACTGTTGCTACGTACTCCTTCCATAGCGCTTCTTGTGCGAGATCCTCGACCGGATCTGCGGGTCTGATGACTAGCGCCGAGCTGAGCGTCTCGATGGCTGTACAGATCTTTCTGTTATTGTCTGCGATCTTGTAGAGCGCGAGCGCGAGGCCGACCGTCAACGCGACCTCGATCAAAACCATGACGAGAATACCGTACTTCCTTGCTACCGGAGTCCTAGCATCCAAGTCTCTGGCCCAGGACAACAAACCTGAGATACTCCTCATAATTCAGTTCCCTGCTCGGGTTCAAGGCCGGATTAGCCGGCTTACTGACTGATCTCTGCGTGATGCTCTGGACAACATCGCAGAAGTCATGCCTGGTTATGTTATCGTGCACGATATTGACATACACCGCGATCACTGAGCAGAGGATCGAGATAAGAACCAGGACGATGTAAGCTTTTCTTTCCCTCACCGTTACCTCCCGACGACTTGGAGGATTCCGGCGGTTGCTGCTGCGCTGCTGGTGGCAGAGACGAAGATGAGGATGATCCAGGATCTGACAAGATCGCGGTGATCGCGGCTCTTGCTGACGGGGCCATGCACGCGAACCCCACCAGGATCAGGTACCCGTTCGGGCTGGCTGTGTACACCTCCTTCCAGATCACCCAGCCACCGAATCCCATCAGGAGTATATCCCGAGCAGACTGGCGCAGAAGTTGCTGCCATTTCACTTCCCCTCACTTTCAGACTGCTGCTTTCCAGGCACTAGCCACACGGACGTTCGGCGATGCAAGTTTCCAGGTTCCCGACTCTCGGATATAAGGAACTGCGACCTTCCAGTCTCCGCCGTCCCGGATTGAGCAACCAGTCAGCATCTGAACAGTGGTCGGTGTGCCATTAGGCGTTGTCCCGAAAGCCGGAGTGCTGCCAGGATCGCTCCAGAACGAAGAGACGGCGAAGGTATAGAACTTACCCGGGCTCAGCCCGGTGATGTTGATAGTCAGGCTTTCGCCTGCTGTGTACATCGTCGAGCTGCCAGTCTCGTCAGTGCCGCTCCATTGCGTCACATGATAATCGAGGGCATCGCTTCCGGCGTCATTCCAGGTGAGAGTAAGAGATGTCGGCAGCTGGTTTGAGACTGTAGGTGAGTCTACAGAGCTGGATGGCATCTCAGCTCACGATCTGGAAGTAGATATTCCCGTCCACAGCGCCGCCGACACTGTCGTCAGCCGGGGCTGTTCCGTAACTGATCCCGAGATTGGTCCGGGCTTGAAGGGGTGTCGTACCGCCGGTGCCGCCTTTGCTGACAGGCCAGGTTGACGGGATAAGTGCCTTGACTTGCGCTGCGTAGTCACGGGTGCGGTTGATCTCCTGGGCGCCGAGCTTGACCTCGCCACCGGTTCCCGAGCTCGGGACTAGGGCGAACCCTGCAGCTACGGCGTCGTCGCCAATGGCCATTCATCTCTCCTTAAGATATAGAGTCCCAGGTGACGCTGTCGTCTTCGTCGGACCAGTCGATACTCGGGTCGAACGCAAGCCAGCTGCCTGGCGTGATGACTTGCGCCACGGTAAGCGTCGGGTACTGCTTCTCGCCGGTGTTATCCGAGGAGAAGATCTGTTCCGTGACGTACATCTGGTTACCGAAACCGTCTGAGTTCCGCTCTTCGACAAGATCGCCGAGGAAGTAGTCAGTTCCGTAGATGTACGGGGTCTTCTGCGGAAGCGCTCCGTCGAAGTTGTAGACAGTTCGCTGCGGCGTCAGGGCCAGCAGTCCTTCTTGCTGAAGAGCTGCGTCCAGGTCCGGGCCCGCGGTGCCTGTGTTACCGGAGTTAACCAGGAGAACCCGGCGGTTCGTCCCGGTCGCATCAGGGTCAGCTGTCGGCGCGTAGACAACGGCTGATCCGTTCTGAGCGTAGACGTAGGCGACTGTCTTGACCGCGGCGGTTGACGTCAGAAGCGAAGCGTCCTCGAGATTGTCCATGTTCGGGTCAAATATGACAGGCGCCAAGATCGTCTGATCCGACGTCCTGTCACTTCCGGTATACACCTCGAAGTAGATCTGCCCGGCATCGCCGTTCTTTACGAGCCTGAACCCGAGGAAGTAAGTCTTCGCTATCTTCTGGATCGTGTTGAAGAGCGTGTCCGGCCCCGCGGTTACCGTGATGATGTCACTGTCCTCGGATATGGCACCAGCCGGCAGCAGCGTTCCCGAGTGGTAGAACGGTATTGTGTCATTCCCGCTCAGGACGCAGTCGACGCAGATCTGCGTGAACATCGTCCGGATAACGTTCCCCGGCGTGTCCGCGATAACCCAGTTCGGCGTCGATGTTGTGTCAGCGATCGCCGGCATGGCGACACGATCCTTGAGCAGCGACTCCAGGAACGATCCCGTGATCGTCAGGTTTCTCTTCCCGTCCTGCGCCGTTACGTCCGAAACCGTATCGATCTTAGCGACGTACGTAGAGCCGCGCCGGGATATGAACGTCTCGGGCTGGAGCAATGACCTGTTCTGATAAGTCGACTTGATGACTATCTGGAAGTCACCGGCATCCTGCCAGCGTTCGGTCCAGATGAAAGACTCGAACCCCTCGATCACCGTGTCCCTGCGGAGGGAACTGTCGAGCGTGTACCACTCAAGCATCAGATCCCTCCGAACAGGGGCGTGTAGGTCAAGGTGAACGGGATCGCAGCACCCGAGGCAAACGCCCGGAACTCGTTGACTCCCTTCTGCAACGTGATCCAGGCAGCTGAGTCGTCAACGTAGAAGAGAACTGACGACGTGATGCTGGCCCTTGTGAGCGTGACGCTCTTCTGACCGGGAATGGTGTTGATGGTCAGGATATCGCCACTCACGAAAGCCCCGGTGCCGCTCAAGGCAAACTGCTGGATCGTGTTGTCAGGAGCCGTGTTGTAAAGAGCGACGCTGTCAAGGCTCCGGTTGATATTCAGGGTGAATATGACACCCGCGTCGGACGTACCCGCGTAGTTGATCGCGGTCGTGTCCGTTGTCGAGACGGTACTCGAGTCGAGCTCGATCTGCGCCGGCCCGTAAAGATCCGGGTCGTAACACAGAATCGAGATATCGACCTCGGGGTCGGCCGAGAACATGGAGTTGGTACACGTCTCGACCTGGCCCGAGGATACAGCGAAGAGCACGCCGTCAAGGTAGAACTTGAGACCAATCAGTGACTTGGTCATGAACCAGTCATACAAGGCAGACCTGAGTGACTGAACCGTGGTCGACAGGTAATCCGGCTCGAGACCGAGCTTGATCGTGATGTTCCTTACGTCTCGCCTAGCGTTCTGGGGCTGAGCCCCGTCAACTTGTGCCAGCGACGATGTCGTCAGCGACGCATTGACGGGGTCCAGTCCGTCGATCTCCTTGACCACGTAGCCGTTGGACGAATCCATCAGGGTGAGCGACAACGTGTCACTTCGTGAGTTCGTTATATCAACCCGTGTTAGCATTGCCGGACAGTACTCCCTTCGCGATGGATATCTGGTTCTTCGTCCTGCGGTAAATGTCGATCGCCGAAAGTGCTACCGGCGAGGTGTTGTACTGGTTGAATTGCAGGCTTGTGCCGACGCCGGCTATTAGCCCGGCCTGCTGGGCTGCCGCGGCATTAGCAGCAGATATAGACGCTGCTGTGGATGCAGATGTTCCTGTTGTGACTAGCTGACTCTTAGAGAGTCTAGACAAGGCGCTGAAACCTTGCTTTGCCTGCGTCAGGTCGATGACAGGCGTGATTACCGGCTGCAAGTTGAGGTTGCTGTTAACCTCGTCATTAAGCCCGGACATCGTGGTCTTAAGCGCTTCGATCGCGGCAGTCCCGACCGTAGTCAGGGAATCGATGACAAGACCTGCGTTGTTGGCATGCCCCAGCGCCCAGCCTTGCATGACAGCTGCGCCGATTGCCAGGAACACCTTGGATGGTGAACTGATTCCAAGGAGATGTTTCGCTCCGTTGATGGCGCTCGAAACGACGTGACCGATTGCGCTGACCACGCTCGACAACCCGGCTTCGATCGATCCGACCAGAGCTCCGATAATCGCGCTGCCGAGGTTTCTCATAGCAGCATCGAGTGCCGGCGTTGATGCTCTGATCTGGTTAGCGATGCCGTTGATCATGCTGATGACCATCTTGACAGCAGCCGCAACGACCTGGACAGTACTCTTTCCGATGGCATTGATGAACGCGACACAGAGGTTAACTGCGGCCTGAGCCATCGCGGGTATCTTGCCCGCAATCGCGTTCAGCATGTTCGTGACTATCTGAATCGCTGTCGCGGCGAACTTCGGGAAGTACGTTGCTATCTTCGTCAGGATCGTCTGGATCATGTTAAGGAACGCAGTGACGACCTTCGGACCGTCGACAGTGAAGATGTGGACCATCGCCGTGATGAGTGCGTTTGCTGCCTGCGCGAACTTCGGCGCCAGTTTGGTTATAGTATCCAGTACTGCCGAGAATATCTGACTGATGGTGTTTACAACTGTGGTCAGCAACCCGCCGATAGCCTTAACGATCGTGGCTATGGAGTTCGCTATGCCGCCGATGATTATCGCTGGAAGCTGGATAAGCATCTTGATCAGGGCAAGTATCGCTGCTCCTGTTGCAACGGCGGCAACCGCCAAAGCGCCCAGCGCAGTCGCGAACAGCAAGACTCCGGCTCCTGCGGCGAGCACGCCAACGCCGATCAAGGCGATGCCCGCTCCGAGAAGGAGAAGAACCGGCACTACCGGCGTCATGAGTGCGGCCGCTACGCCGATTACCAGGAATACGCCGGCAAGAGCAGCAAGACCCTTGACGAGACTTCCCCAGGAAAGACTGCCTAGGGTTACGAGAACCGGCGTAAGCAACGCTAGCGCGCCCGAAACCACGAGCAACGCAGCCGCGCCAGGCAGTGCTTCCGTCATGAGCGCCATAGCAGCGATGAGGATGACAAGAGCTCCAGCTAGGGCTACCAGCGCATGTCCTATCGCGCCCCAGGACTCCGCTCCAAGGCTGTTGACGGCCTTCGAGAGAATAAGGAGCCCGGCTGCAGCAATGGTAAGCCCGGCTGCACCTGGCAGAGAGCTCTTCATCGCGTTCATCGCCACGACAAGTACTAGCAGGACTGCAGCGACAGACCCGATACCCTTGACCAGACTGTCGAGAGAAAGCGCGCCAAGCTTGGCGACCGCAATGGCCATCACGTTCAGAGCTGCTCCGATAAGGACCATCGACGCTGCAGTGGATACGAGACCTTCACCGGTGCTAATCTTCTGGAAACCCGCCAGCACGAGCAGAAGGGCTGAAATCGACCCGATGCCCTTACCCAGGGTACTCAGATCCAGAGAGCCGAGTTGCCTCACGGCCAGCGCCAGGATGTTCAGCGCGACGCCGATAGCGTTCATCGCCAAGGCTGCCGTGAGAAGCCCCTTGGTATCGGTCGACATGACCTTGACTGCGACCGAGAGCTCGGTAAGCAGAACACCAATGGCGCCCAGTCCCTTGGCCAGCTCACTCCAGCTGAACTTGGACAATATAGCGACTGCCGCACTGAGGATGAGAATGGCCACGGCCAGCTCATTCAAGGCAACGCCGATGACTGTCATTTTGACTACACCGGTGGATCCTGCGATCTTTCCGACTACAGAGAGAGCGCCGAGAAGTTCCGTGAACATCACGGTCATCGCAGTCAGGGCCTTAGTCAGGTTTCCGACGTTGACGAATGACAGCCCGACCAGCGACGCGGTCAGAAGAGCCACCGCAGCAGCGATCTTCAAAAGCACGTCCGACTTGAGACTAGTCTGCATCGTCTTGAGAGTGTTCGTGAGTCCTTCGAAAGACTCCTTGATCGAATCGAACAAACCTCCGCCGGTGGCATTCTGCCCCAGTCCGGTTATGAACTTCCTGATCGAGACTAGCACGCCACCCAGCAAGAGCTGGTTGATGATCGTCCCGATCTTGCTCAGGTCACCGCTCTTGATGCCGTTGACGATTGCATCGGAGAGCTTGGAGAACTCGGCTCCGATCTTACTGACGAACGACGTCCCGACGTTTACCGCACTACCGGCCGCTCCGCTGAACCCGGTAAGAGCACTGATGATGGCACCGATAGCCTTAACCGGCAAGGATATGACAGTTCCGAGAAACTGGAAGAACTTTGTCAGAGCGCCGCCGGACTCGATGGCGTTCTTGACGTTGATGACGAACTGAGCGATCTTGGCCGTCAGGCTGAGGAATCCTCCGCCGGCTGATCCTGCCGAACTTCCCACCTTGGTGAACGCGCTGACGATACCCGTGATGATGTCGATGCCGATTTTGATGACCGAGAAGAAGCCTTCAAATATGGTCTTGAGCTCGCTGAGTGTCTGCTTACTCGGGACTAGGTCAGCAGTGAAGCGTTCGACAGCTTTGGCTATGGATATGAGCGCGTTAGCACTGCTGTTGGAACCGCCTGACGGGAACACAGCCTCAAACGCGCCCTTGACTGTGCCGAGAATTGCGCCGAGAGCATGAAACACGTTGATGAGCGACTGGATGACGATCTGCCGGCCGCCAAGGTCAGTGAACTTCTGCAATATCGCAGCCAGGTCGTAGATCGGCTTGGTCAGTGCCGACTCTGCGAAGTTATGGAACGCTGACAAAGTCGATGTTGCCTGGGTGATGTTGCCGATAATCGCCTGGAACACGGCTGCCCAGGCCGTCGCGATTTCTTCCTTCAGGTCCTGGAAGAGCGCCGAAACAGTTCGGACCTGTGTCGCCGATGCTACTGCTACCGCAGCCTGCTTCTGGATCGCCGCAGACTCTTGAGCGGTGAACCCCATGGCCTCGAGCTGCTTCTTGCTCAGGTCACCGGTGAACTCCGACAAGGTCTGGGTCAGGATCTTGGCGGACAGCCAGCCGGACTGAAGTGACTGCCGGAAGCTGCCGTACTTCTTGATCATGGCGTCAACCGAAACGCCGTTAACCCTGGCGGTCTCGATCAGGGCGTTCTGGAAGACCTTACCGCCGAAGCCGGCGTTGACGACTGAGTTCCAGTCCTGCAGCTTGACTACGCCCGCGGCGATCGCCTGTGAAAGCTGGTACATGCCAGTCGAGGCCTGCTCAGCGCTCGAGCCTGACAGAGCAGCAAGGTTCGCGATGCCTTTGATCGACGAAACCGAGTCCTTCAGGTTGACGCCAGCCGCTGTGAACGTGCCGATGTTCTTGGCCATCTGGCCGAAGTTATATACCGTCAGGTTCGCGTACTGATTCAGCTGGTTCAGGGCTGCCGTGACCTGGGCCAGGTTCGTGCCTTCGGACTCCGTGTTGGCGAGGATCGTCTGGATCGCGTTGATCTTGGTCTCGTACGAGTCAAGACCGGCCTTGATCGGGTCGACGACTAGCGCCTTGGCGATGTTGATGCCTGCACCGACAGCGGCGTTCGTGACCGATGCGAGTGCAGATATGCCGATGACACTCATCGCCGAGAACTTGGACTTGATCCCGTCGACGCCGTTCGCGATGCCCGCCAGCGAGAACTTCTTGCCCGCCGCGTCGAGGCTATTGAGCTGGCTTTCCGATCCCTTTAGGCCGTTCAGCCCGTTCTTGAGCGACAGCAGCGCAGACAAGGCGTTCTTAACACCCGACAGGAACGTATCGCCTTTGAACGTCATCTCCACGATACGCTGGTCGACACTGCTCATGCGTTCTGCACCCCCTTCCAGACCTCATTGGCGATCTCATCCATGATCGGGGCGATGGCCGGGTTGATGAAATCCCGACCCTGGACATATCCGCCGGTTCCTGTCCCGTGCCCGTACTCAAGCAACACCACGATCGGTGTCCCGTCAGCGTCAACGTGATTGTTGATCCACCAGATCGCTCCGTAACCGGGGCCGACCTCGAGAGTATAATTCCAGGCAGCCGCGGAAGCTCCGGACTCGGCCGGTGTAGCTGACGCCAGAGCTTCCTTGCCCCGTTCTGCGCCTGACTTCAGCGCGTTGTACAGATTTCCTGTGCCAAGATACGCCAGGAACTTGTCTGTCTTGTCGAAAGAACCAGACGTCGTGAACGATAGAGACATCGGGCTCCTTTCGCCCTAGACGATGTTAGCCATGAATCCGCCGACGACTCCGCCCGCGCCGCGCCTGAACGTTGCGATGGCGCCTGCCCAATCTGCGGAAGAGGGGCTTGACGCCGTAAGGTTCAGTGCAGTGGTAGCAGAAACGACCTTGTAAGCGCTAACCCTGTTGGTAGTTCCGACATCTGTCCATCCGGCTGTGTCACTGGGATCGAAACCGCCGAGGACGCCTATGGCGATTTCCTCAGACACGGTCAGCGGTCCTGACGATCCGGTTGACAAGGAAGTGCCGCTGCCTGCGTTGTGATTGTCCGTGTCCAGCACGATCGGGCAGTCAAGTTCGATGACGTCTACGCCACCACCTGGCGCTGAGCCAGAGCCTACGCTCAGGTTCGATCCGCTGACGACTAGTGCTGTCTGACCAGAGGCTACTCCTGACAGGTAATAGATCCAGCCTCCTGCCCACACACCAGAGCCGCCGAAGGACTGCCCGTCAGCTTCGGTCATGGCAACACCACCGATAGTTATGCCGCTGATCGAAGGTGTTCCTGAATTCTCGAACGTGCTGACAGCCACGACCAGGCTGTGATTCGGCCCGGTGGTCGAGGTAATCGTCGGTGTCAGTGAGTTGAACGGACTGGCGTGCACTACTCCGATGGTCATGCTGCGAACCCGCTAAGAAAACCGACGAAGTCCCACTTCGACGAGTTGGCGTCGTAGATGAAGTTGAGCCGGTCCTTCGCGTTGGCCGCTGTTGACAAAGTGGGCGAGGGCAGTGATGTGCTGAATGAATACGCAGTGCCGAAAGCCATCGTCCGGCTGCCAGTGCCATCCTGCTTGACATTGACGACAATCGCCTGGCCGTCAACCGGGTTCGTCGGGTTAGCCAGCGTTCCTGTACTAGCGGTCAGTGTGACACGGAACTGATTACCTTGCGAGGCGTCAACTGCGATCGACGTTCCGAAGGTCAATGTCACGACTTTCGGAGCGATATAACCAGCTAGGGTGTCACCAGCTTTCTTGACGCCTTGCCCGTATGTCATGACGTGCTGTGCACTGGAACCGTCGGCGACAGCCTGAATCTGCTTGTTGTTGTTTCCCCACGCTGTGGTTGTCGGGTTCGCCGTGGTGATTGCCGCAAGGTCCAGCGAACTTCCAGCGGCGCCTGTGGCGCCCGTTGCTCCGGTAGCGCCTTTGACATTGCCGGCGTCGATGGTATCTCCGCCATGCGTGGTAAGAATCAGGTGACCGGTGCTACCATTGACAGCACCATCGACAATGCTCGCGTCGGCGATCGCGGTCATCGCGGCAGCTGTCTTGCCTGTGACGGTTGCCATGTCTCTCCTATCTAGAGTGTGCGGATGCTGTATGAGTCAGTGTCGATGTAGTTTGCGGATGGCCAGGTGATCTGAAACGTTTCGTCATCCAGCATCGTGACTATCGTTCCATCACTGAAAGAATCGTCCGGTGAACCTCCGGATATGACCTGATCCGAGCTGTAAACCGAACTCGGCGAGCCTCCGTCAAACTCTCCGATCACAACTGAATCAGGAGTGCCTCCGTCTATATAATCGCCGTCTATCGCGGTCCACGTTCCGTCGCCATTATCCACTATGATCAACAACGCATACGCCGCGAACAGATCATAGACTGCCTGGATCGTCGGCAGCGAAGGCGCGTTCGCATCATCTCCGTAGATGATAGCCTCGAGCGCCGACACCGCAGTTGCATTCGCCGTAGCTACGTCTATAACGACATGCGCGCCAGGTCTCCCCCCGGGGATATTTTCAGGTAGCGTAGTGAACGCCCAGGAGAAAGCTACCGGATTGCTGTTGTTACTGAGCGAGACATAGTCATCACTCGACGGATCCAGCAGGACGTTATAGACCAGGTGAATCTCATTGTTGTTCCGGTAGGTCAGCCCGAATACCGGCTTCGGCTGAGCTGTGACGCCGTTGACTACACCAAGGTACGGCTCGAGTTCATCCGGGTAGGTGTACGCGGATATAGTTCCCGCAAACGTGTCAGGGACATTCCGGTTCCGGTAAAGCTGACCGTCGACGTAAAGCGAAACCGACTTAGGATCGCCCTTCTGGGTAACCGAGATCAGCCCGTTCCACGGAACCCCCGGGGGGTTTTTGGTGTAAAGAACTGCTTGGCTGACGCCTCGGGAGTAAGTTCGCGTTCCGGTATCCCAGACGATCTGCCTCGTCGTGCCGAAGCCGAAGAACGAAGACGAGAACTTCATCTTCTTAAGCTTAATGGCGCCGGTGACGACAGCCTTCTCATGACTGGTGATCGAGACGACCATCTTCTTTAGCTTGATGGCGCCGGTGCCTACGGGCTTGACATGACCAGTGCCAGTAACGACCATCTTCTTGAGCTTGATGGCAATCGCGCTGGTCTTGACCGGCCCGAGATATGCAGTGTCTGATGCCCCGAGCTCGTCCATCCAGTGCGTGAAAGAACCCGTGGACGGGTTACCGAACTGGATCCTGTTGATCGTCCCGCCGGTGTTCTGCGATGCAGCGGTGGTCAGCGTCTCGTCAGCGGTGGTCGAATCCACGGAAGTCGTGAATATCTTGCACTCGATCTGGCCGACAGTAGCGCTGCCGATGAAGAAGCCTTCGAGCCTAACCCACTGATTGGTTGGAATGGTGGTCGTAGATGTCGAGATCGTCGTGCCTGCAGCATTCAGCAATATGATCTTGCCGGACGTGTTGATCGAGACTGCAGCTCGCTGGGTCGCTGTGCTCAACGCTTCGAAGAGCTTCAACGTGACCGAGTGCGACGTGACGTAAACATACGCCCTGAACCAGACCTGAGTTAGCGACGATCCAGTCAGAGATGTCGACCAAGCGCAGACAACGCTACCGCTTACGCCAGCGACGAACTTGTACGCGAGGCTGCCGTGCGCTATATGCGTGTTATCGAAGGTCAAACCCGCACCGCTGCCGATGGTAACAACATCGAAGGCATTCCCGGACGTGCTGCCGCTGTTTCCGGTGGTAACAGTCGTAGTGTTAGTGCCGCCTTCAGCGCTGTTAACAAGCTTCGTCACGGTTCCTCCTATCCTAGGACGTCAGCAGCAAGGCAAGTTCGGTTGTCGTAGGTATCCGCGGGTTGTTGCCGTCCTGATCACCGTAGAGAATAGCTTCGATCTCATGCAGAAGGTCTGAGGACACAAGCCTTGTATCGAACACGAAGTGAGAAGTCGGTCTCATGCCAGGTACGGCAATAGGCGTCGTCGTGATTGACCAAGACTGAAGGGTGGCTCCGCTATTATCGTTGATAGTTGAGTTCACGAAGTCGCCGATAGTGGCTAGCGCATTGGCTACGACATGAACTCTGTAAGTTGTTCCCATATCATCAACGTCATTACCGTTGAGGGTCCGGTACGAGAACCAGAACGTCTCCTTGGGCTGCTCAGTTGCATACATGCCAGCTTGCAGCAAGATCCTGCCGGCGCACGGCGCGAACTCAGCCGGCGCGGCATATGTGGAGATCGTGGCCTGGAAGTCTTCCCCTCCGGGAACGTTAAGAACCTTCTGGCCGTCCAGATAGACTGCTGTCGGAGCGCCGGCGTTCGGTGATTCGGTCACGCTGGCCAGGCCATTCCAGGGAACAGCGGCGTCGGCGGTGTAGAGCATTCCCCGGTCAATGCCAGCACGGTAAAGGCGCTGACCGACGTCGTCCCAGACAACTCTGGTCATGTCACCCTCTTGTTCCTAGTTCCCGGCGACGAGATTCATTCATCGCGCGCCGGTCAGCGGCGCTAGCTTTCGCGCCTTTCTGATCTGGCGGCGTGTTCTTGACGTTGCAGACTTTGATCAGCGTGAGCAGACGTTCCAGGTGCCATTTCTGGCACTCGAACGGGATTCCGAGAGCGATCATCCAGTAGTAGATCAACTCAGCTGTGACGATCTCCCGGCTTGGCGCGCTTTTCATCTCGCTGACTGTGGTCGCGGTCATCTTGGCATTTATGTACGCGTTGATCTCTTCGAAGTTTTCCCCGGAGAACTTTTCCAGCAGGCCTTCCGGGAATTCGTCTCCGGAAAACATCATCCTGATGTAATCGAGAACCTGCTCCGTCGTCTTGTCCTGCGTGCTCAGGAACGGAAGCTCCCACTTCGACTCCCATTTTGACAGTGAGAGGAGCGAATGCTCCAGTTCAAGTACTTGCACCTCAGCTTCGACAAACTGGTTAGTAGCTTCGTCGAACCCTTCGGCCATGACTATCTTGAGCCGGAGCATTCGCTTTCTCCTCCTGTTAGCTGACGAAGGTGAACATCCAGCGGTCGACGAACGGCGTGTTGAACACGTAGCCGGCGTGCGGCACTGCGGTCACGACCTTCTTCTGCCCGGCGGTGAGCAGCTGCGAGCCGCTGGCGTGCACGACGCCGTCGACGTAGTAGGTCACGCCGGTCTCGGACGGGATCGTGATGGTGTGAGCGCCGTCGAACGTCGGGGCGGTCAGCGTGATGGCAGTGATGCTGCCGGTGAACAGCGCGATGACAGAGTCCGGCGGCGGAAGCGACGGGTTGGAACCGCCGGTGCCGTACAGGAAGGCCTCGAGGTCGCTCAGAGCAGTGGCGTCGACCTTCGTCGAGTCGATCGTCAGCAAGCTGACCGGCGAGTTGCCGCTCGAGCTGACGCCGGTAGTTTCGAACGCCCAGGTGAACGTGACACCGGCCGGTGACGCGTTGATCGAGACGTAGTCCTTCTCGGACGGAGAGGCGAGTGCGCCGTAGACGAGGTGAAGCTTGTACCCGGCAGTGGAATCCAGGTCGTTGCCCAGCTGGGTCCGGTAGCTCAGGCCGAAGACTGCGCGAGCCTGCTGACCGACGAGAACGCCAGAAGCCGGCTCAACAGTGCCGTCACAGGACCCGAACGCGTCCGGGTAGGTGAAAGCGCTGATCTCGCCCGCGAAGGTCTCGGCGGAGAGCAGGTTCAGGTACTTCAGGTTGTCGGCGTACGCCGGGTTGGCGGCCGCGCCGGCCGGCTTCTCCTTGATCTCGGTCAAGCCGTTCCAGGCATAACCGGTGTCGTAGAGCCCGTTCACGGTGTTCAGGATGTAAAGAACACCCTTGTCGACGCCGGTCTCAAACTTCTTGTTGCCGGCGTCGTCGAAGACGAGGGCTGTCACTACTCCTCCTCAGAAGTAAATAGTGTAGATGTCGTGGTTCAGGTTCTCACTCGTGTAATGCCGGACGAACCTCATCTTCGGCATCTGAATGAGTTTGTCGTGAAGAGGGCTGTCTGGGTCGGCGTCGATCACCATAACCTGCCACCGGAACTCGTTCGAATACGGAAGGTTGTCGGCGAATTCAGTGGCCAGGTTGTCACGATTGTAGACGATTGCCGGGTAGATCATCTGGACATTCGGCGGAGGCTGAAAATAGACATGCACTCCGTCAACGAGGCTCGCGAGAAGGGTCTGAAGGTCAGCCCTTGATCCCATCCCAGATACCTCCGATCGTCAAGATAAGCCTCGGCCGTTTCACCTCTACGTTAGTGATCTGCCAGTAGGAGCCTTCCCATATGACATACCTCATGTGCATGAAGTGTTCGTAGGCATCCGCGTCGGCGACAATGCTGAACGAGTTCTCGAGTGAGAGTCCAGCGTTGGTCAATGGCGGAACCATCGACGGCGGGTCCAGGCGCCTGGCGTTACGGACGACATCACCGAAATATGATCTTTCGACAATGGTATCCTGCCAGACGCCTGGACTTGCCTCTACGCTGGTTGCGAAGCCTACGATTCCTGAGAACCGCATCTATCGCCCTTCGGTTTAGTCGCGGCGGAAGGTCCACTCGAATGCGTCGGAGCTGAACTCGTAGGTCGCGTCCGGAACCGCGCGGTAGGTCACGTACGCGTTGGAGGAGATCGGGTCCTGAGCCCCGACGCTCAGCGTGGTCGTGGTGCCGTCATCCGCCACCGAGACGTAGGTGAAGTGCAGGCCCGAGAACGCCGGGATCGTGCCGACACCGGAGGTGTTGTCGAAGGTCGGCGCTGCCGGATCGGCCAGCAAGCCACCGCCGCCGGTGAACTGGCTGATCGCCAGCGCGCCGCGGTACTTGGTCATGGCGCCCGACACCCGGGTCTCCATGAGGTACTTGAACTGGTTGTAGTCGATGTCGAAGAAGTCGAACATCGACACCTCGCCGCCCTTGTCAGCACCGACGGTGTAGTCCTGCAGGTTGACGACGATCCCGATCAGGTCGGGGAAGGTCTCCATCGCCTCGCAGGGGATGACGTCCTTGACGCCGAGCGCGGCCGACAGCTCCTGCAGGGTCGGGTAAATGCGCCGGCCCAGGGTGTCCTTGATCAAGAGCAGCTTCGCGAGCCAGATCCGGGTGGTGTACAGCGTCGGATTCCCGGAGCCGCGGTAGAACCGCATGGCGTTGACGACGCCGTCCACGATCGCGTCGGCCGAGGTGGTGATCGCCGAAGAAGACACGTTGACCGGAGTGACGTACATCTCGTCGTCGCCGTAGATCGGGCGCACGTTGGACGTGTCGATCTTGTCAGCGTCGTCAACGTCGCGTCCGTCGCCGATCAGGATGGCGCGGGCGAGCTCCTCGTCCAGCATGAGGCGCATCTCGGTCTGCAGCCAGGTCACCACGTCGAACTCGGTGATGTCCAGGATGTCGTCGCGGTCGAGCTTCTGCTTCTTGTAGATGGTCTGCGGGGTCGTGATCCGGCGCGCGATCCGGATGAACTCCTCCTTCTTGAGGCTGCCCTTGATGTAACCCTTGGCGCGAGCCTCCTGGAAGGTGATGTCGGCCGTCCAGCTCCTGATCCGCGAGAACGGGGTCTTGCGGGTCGAGCCGAGAACGCCAGCAACCCATTCGACGCGCCGGGCGATGAAGTCCGGGGTGTCGGTGACGGCCTGGTCGTACGGGAACAGGGTCGAGATGTCGTCGATGCCGTGGGCGAGCGCGTACTCTTCGACGGCGCCCTTCAGCGAACCGCCCTTGTGCGCGGAGGCGAAGATGCCCTGCATGTCAGAGTGCGAAAGCGTCGCGCCGGCCTTCGTGCCGGCGTCACCGGCGGTCTGGTCGAAGACGTTACGGGTCACTGGGTCGTCGCCCTTCTGGTCGTGGTTGATGCTGTTGCTGTTGTCACTGTCGTCTTCCGCGCTCTGCTGCAAGCCGCCGACAAGGGCGTAAACGACGTTCTTCTGCTCGGGAGTGAGCGTGTCGAGGACTTGCTGGACCGTCGCCGTGTCCGGGTCCAGGCCGCCGTCCTCAGGGTCGAACAGGTCGTTGTCACCGTCACCGTCCGGGTCAGGGTCATCCGCAGTCGGCTTGGGCATGGCGCCCTTGGCCGGCACGACCTTCTTCGGCGGGTCAACGGTCTTGCTGGGGCTGCCGGCGTGCTGCAGCTCCTCACCACTGTAGATGACAACTTCGTCGTCGGCCACGGTCACCGGACCATCGCCGTGCTGGATGTTGATGTTCTCGATGAACGCTCCCGGGTTCGCTCCGGCCAGGACCAGGCTGCCCTCGCGGATGTTCCCGTGAGTGACATTCGACCCGTTCTGCACGAGCTGGTTGGCGTAAATCGAAAGGGCATTGATGTCCTTGTGCGCGACCAGGGCCTTGGCTTGCTTGCCTGAATCCGTGTCGTTGAAGAAGCCGTCGACCCAGACACCCGGGTCCATGTGCTTCAGGACGAGGTGGCCCAGGACGTTGGCCGGGTCGTTGTGCTGGTGCTGCCACACAAGCGGGATCGTCTGGCCATCATTGGCCTTGAAGGCGTGGGCGAGAATCGTCCTGCCGTCACTGCACTTGATCCCGTACTTGGTGACCCAGCCACTGAAGTCAGCTACCGGTGCCATTTTGACCGTTTACTCCTTGAGGTGCTGAGAGTGAGAGTGGAGCTTCCTTTGGAAGTGCTGGAGGCTTGAAACCAGGAGCGACTGGGATCAGCTTGTCGGCCGCTTTCTGTCCAGCAGCGGTGTCCGCCGAAGTGTCGGCCAGCGGAAGGTTCTTGTTGATGAGCTTGTCGGCCTTCGGGTCATTAGACGGACGGAAGCCGATGATGCTGCGCATGTCGTTGGACGACAGAACTTCGTTCCGGGTGAACTTGTCGGCGATCTCCGCCAGGTCCTTGACCGGCACAAGCTTGAACGGGTCCCGGAGATAGATGATCGCCTGTCCTTGCGTACGAGCAGTCCTCGTGAGGAAAGCTCTCGCCATGGCCTCAGTCATAGCAGCCAGGATCGGCTCGATCGTCCTGTTGTAGTAGTTCAGCATCGTTAGTTCGTCAGCAGTCCCGTTCATGACTGTGTCGGTAATGCCTAGCTGACCGTAAAGTACATTAGTCAGATAGGTGATCTGATCCATCAGGTTGTTGTTGGCCGGCCGGTTGAGCTGGGTGATCTTCTCTGTGCCGTCCGTGTAAGCGATGCCGTACTGAGAGCCCTTGAGCTGGAACTCGATCTCTTTCAGCCGCTTCTCGGCTTCTTGCCTGCGTGCCTCGGTCTTGATGACATAGGGAAGCTGGATGATGATGTCCAGGTTTCCGGACGCGCTCTGCTCGTCTACGGCATCCAGGAGGTTAAGCTTCCTGAGCAATCGCTGCAATGTCGAACTCGGCTCGTTCATGACCGAGTAAAGCGGGTTCTCCACGATAGCGACCATGCTCTTCGGCACGACCACTTCTTCCTGGACACCCTTTGCGTCGTTGTACGCCTTGATCCTGACGTGCTTCGGGTACCATTGAACGACTCGGCCGACCCGCACTGTTGTTACGTCATAGCCGCCGGTGGTCAGGGGATTAAGCGTCGTGTCGACTGGAAGAATCGCGATGACGCCTTCGTCGAAGAGAGTCTGGACCGCATCCTGCCGGAATTGCCTGGCGCCTTGATCGATGTTTGCTTCGATCGTCAGGCAGTTCTGCAATCCGCTCTGGATGTCTTCCTGATACTGCTTGTTCTGATCGAGACGGACATGGCGGATCGGCACCGCGGCAACGTCGATCGCGATTCTGGCATAGATCGCCGAGACGATCGTCTTCTGGTTCTGGTACCTGAAACGCGGGCGATCCGGACGGTACGAATTTGACATGCCCAGATCTTGCGGAGCCGCCGGACCGTGCTGCTTATCCTGGAAGACGAACGCGTTCCAGGCGTGCTTGAGCCGGTCTGTGAACTTTCCCACTGTCACCCCCTTTCCTACTCGAAGGCGTTCTTGTTTAGTTTGTACGCCACGAAGGCGTCGAGCATGGCGGCAACATTGTCGATCTTCTGCTCTTGCCGCTTCTTGAACAGCTTCCGGTTGCCGTTGGTGTCCTCCATGGTGATGGCGTTACCCATGGCGAACGACATCAGTTCCTGATCGAATATAATCATCCGCTCACCCGACAAAGCTTTTAGCTCTCCTAGCGGAACTGATTCTGTCCTGGCGCCCTGGATGACTTTCTCAATCCCGAAAGGGCCGTTCTCTGATTCCCAGCGTGTGACGAATTCTTTTGCGTTGTAAGGGTCATAGCCGAAAGCTCTGACGTCGTACTCGTTGCTCAGGATAAAGCGCTCGAGGTCGTCGTAGACTTCCATCATGTCAAGAGTCACGCCATCGAGAACGTGCAAACTGCCTTCTTCGATGAACTCTTCGTACTTCTGACGCATTGCACCTGGCAGCTTCGACATCGTCAGGCTGGAGATGTAACTCCTGGTCTTAATGCCGAACTCGTCGCCTCTCAACGGGAACATGAACGTGAATGCACAGAAGTCGTCGCCCTGGGAGAGGTCAGCACCCATGGCACAGCCCATCTTCCAGAACTCTCGCTTGCGATGCGGAAGAGTCTCCTCATACGTAAAGAAGTAGGTGAAGCCTTCCATCGGGATCCCGAACCGCTTGGCCAGGATGTCGTTCCTCGAGGCTGGCGCTGCTTCGGCGCGTTCCACGTCGAGCTGGTAAACCTCGTAGGTGACTGTCCGTCCAAGATTCGGGTTGGCTTTAGGCCACATCGCGGGATCCGCGACCTCTTCCAACTCGTCAAGCCTGTAATGCCAGATGGAGACGTGCGGGTTGATATAATCACCTTTGAGGATATCAGCAAGTTCCAGCTTGATCGTGTCGCCCGAGCCGTTCCGGATTGTTCCCTCGGAGCTGACTGCGACGATGACATAGTCTTCAAGCTTGGAGGCTCCCTGCTCGAGGGCACCGATGACGTCCTCGCGAAGGTCACCTGACAACCACTCGTCTATGGTCGACACTTTAGGCCTAAGCCCTTGCAGTTTGGCTATCGCCATCGGCCTGACTTCGAGAATCGACCCCGTGAGGAAGTTCTCGATGCCTTTTTTGGTCGAGGCGAGCTTGACACGCATGGCCCGGGAGCCTGTCGTGTTCTGAAGAGAGCCTTCGGTCAGGAACTGGAACAAAGGACCGCGCGCACGCGTGATAGCTGTTCTCAGCGGGGACATCACCTCGTCCGCCTGCTTCATGGTCGGAGCAGTCGTGATCTGGTGAGTCGTGGAAGTGTCGACATTAAGGAAATATGCCTGAATGCACTCGGCGTACATAGACTTAGCTGCGCCGCGTGCCACGATAAGGTACTGCTTGTTGACAAGGCGCTTACAGATCCGCTTCCGGACGTAATGACCGCCGTGGCCATCCGGATTCGGAGCGTAAATGCTGCGCTCGACAAAGTAGAACCATGCGAGAAGATCTTCAGCCCACAACTTGAAGCTATCGAGGAGGAAGAAATCGCTTCCGTCCGTTAGCGTCAGTTCGTTCTCACAGTACCTGACGAACCCGTCGATTGCACCATCGTCGTAGTAGAAGTTCGGATCGGCGATGAGGTCATCGATGCGGTTCATCTGCAGAGAGATTTCCCGGCATACCGGAATCTCACCGCGGAGAACAGCGTCCCGGAACGCCCCGTAATACTTAGGCGTCGCCGTGTTCGACAACGTCATCGCCGATCCTCCTTTCAGCCTGTCTGAATGTGCACGCCAAAGAGCAGCAGTAGTACGCCGACGAGGATGACGACCAGGACTAGGTCTGACCATCGGTCCATCTTGGTTCTCCTTCTAACTCTTGGCTTCGGTGAGCTTCTTCAACCCTTCAGTGACTGCCTTGGTGGCGAGCGCCGAAGCTTGCTGTTTGCCGACCTGAACCAGGATGTCACTGACTGCCTTCCGGCCAGCATTGACGTGCTCCGGGTTCAGGCTCCCGTGCTGCTTCTCGAGATTCTGCCGAGAGACGAGATGCTGCAAGTCAGCCGTAGACACAGCCTTGAGGCCGTGTTTCCTGATGGTGTCCATCGTTGCCTTGGCGCGGAGCGCGTCAGGAGATCCAGGGTGATCATCGGCCGAAGCTGTTCCGCGAGGCCTGCGAAGGCCCCACTTCATGCCCCGAACGCCGAAATGGGCCAGAAACTCGTCGTCGAATGCTGAATGACCCGTGGCTGCGTTTGCAACCAGCCTGGCCCGCGCCGCGAGTTGAGCCTGTGCGGCTGCATGAGCTGCGTTAGCGGCAGAGATCTTCGAGCGCTGCCCGGTGGCCTTCAGCTGCTTTACGTTCTTAGCGTGCTTGCCGGCCAGGTCCTTAGACAGTTTCAGGAGATGAGCCAGGTGAAGAACGTGAAGCTGATGCTTGTCAGCCTTCTTCGCCGCGTTCGCCTTCTTAGCTGCTTGAACGCCCTTCTGGCCCTGCGCTGTGGCCGTTGCCTCAGCAGCCTGGCGCTGCGCAGTTGATCGCCACTGCATGCCCTTGACGCCGTAGTGCGCGAGGTACTCCTCGACCTCGTCAGTCCAGTCATGCTTCAGCGAGCCGTCGGGATTCCAGGTGCCCGGGATCTTGCCCGACAGCTTGAGATCCGCGGCACGCTTCATGATGTGCTTACGGATCGGGTCGCCGGAGCTCGGGTTGCCGTCTTCGCCTCGGCCGACCGCCTTGATGGCGTTCTCGAGATCGCTCGCGCCGACAGGACCGTTCCTGATGTAGAACGAGCCGTCGGGCATCGCCAGGCCCATCTTGGCAAGCATCTTCCGCTGAACAGTCGTGGGCTCGGTAGTTGTTGAGAGTGGTGTCGGAGGCGCAGTCATAGGTCCTCCTTTCTTTACTGGCTGGTCATGCGGGAACAAGCTCCCGACGTTGTCAACGCCGTGAGAGATCACAGCACCTCCGAGCGATGCTTACTCGTAGATCCAGGCCAGCGTCGGCGCGACGCTGTAGGTGATGGCGAGCGTGTCGCCGGGGCCGAGACGAACGGATCCAGGCGTGGTCAGGCCGGTGGTCACGCCGTTGACCTTGACCACGGTCACCGTGCCGGCGCTGATGTAAACGACCAGAGGAGCGCCCGAGGTGTTCGGCATCGCGGTGGTGCTGGTCGCGATCGACGGCGCGCTGGCCCAAGCGCCCTTCGGCTTCCACGGATTCGGCGCCTGGTAGCGCCAGCTCAGCGTCGGAGCGACGCTGTAGGTGACGGCGATCGCCTGCTTGTCCTGAAGCAGGAACGAGCCCGAGGTGAGACCGGTGGTTTCGCCTTCGACCTTGATCACGGTGACGGTGCCGGCGACGACGTCGACCCAGACCGGGAAGCCGGAGGTGTTTTCCATCTCAACCGTGCTGGCTGCGAGGGACGGCGCATGGGCCCAAGCGCCCGACGGCGCTTCGGAGTCCGCGGCGGCCTTGGTGACAGTGTATTCCTGGACGTCCATGATGTTCCTGTTCTGTATTGTCGGACTGGTTTCAGGGCGGGGCAAGGACGAACAAGACAGACGACTTGCGTTTGGCCTGTTCTGCGTGGACTCGCATCTTGTGGAGCTTGACGGAGCCCGTGACAACGGCCTTCTCGTGGCTGCTGCCGGAGACCCGCATCTTGTGGAGCTGGATGACGCCGGTGATGACTGACTTCTCGGTGCCTGCACCGGACAGGACCACTTTTTTGAGCCGGATGACCGCTGTCGCAACGGCCCTCTCGTGACTTACGCCGGACAGAACCATCTTCTTGAGCGTGATCGTCGATGTAACTACAGAAGGCGGTTCCACGCTAGTTACAGACAGAACCATCTTCTTGAGCTTGATCGCTGCTGTGACTACGGCTTTCTCAGCGCTCGAGGCTGCGACAACCATCTTCTTGAGTTTGACTGTGCCGGTGACAACGGCTTTCTCAGCACTAACTCCGGACAGCACCATCTTCTTGAGTTTGAGCGCAGCTGTAACTACGGCTTTCTCAGCGCTGGCTCCGCTGACGACCATCTTCTTGAGGTTGATAGCGCCTGAAACTGAGACACCAGAAACTGTAGCTCCGATGGCGACGATGGCTGCTACCCATTCGCCAGCGCTACCAGGTCCGACATTGTAGGTGTATGACTCGCCTGCTCCATCAGAAATCAGGTAGCCACCGACACTGTTTCCAGTGCCATCACTACCGCCGTAAAACTGACTGGTCCAACCTGAGGGCGGATAAAGATTCCCCAGTGTTCCGTCTTGAATGTCTGAAGCAAAGACGAAGGCAGGAACATCAATCGGGCCGATTTCTCCCGTTGATTGACCCGAACCACTGTTTTGTGCGAGGGTGCCGGTAGCTATAACAACGGGGTCGCTGCCGATGTTTCCTAGATCTACCGCAAGTATTCCGATGTAGGGAGCCTCACTGGCCGTAGTTGTAATACTCAGGCTTGTGCCGCTGGACTGAACATTGGGAAGCAGCCAGATATCAAGTGCCGCTCCGTTAATGTTTCCGCCGAAATCGCCTGAGTCCAGGTTTACTAGCTTCGTAGCGCCAGTGACCGCAGAACCGTCATACAACGGGTCTGATGTCGAAACGCGGCCAGCTCCGCCATGACCACTAACAGCCATAAGGATAGTGCTGCCTACATCGACAGCGGTATCAAAGTTTCCAGCCCACCCACCACTCGAGGTGATTGAGAGAATCTGGACAGCAGATGGATCTGGCATCGCCAGACCGGCTTACTCGGGCGTGGCGAGGGTCAGGCTCGAGATGCTGCAGGTCTCGCCGGAGGTGAGGGACGTGTCCGTCATGTTCAGGTCGCAGCCACTGGTCCCGACCGAACCGTCACAGATCACAGTCGTGCCGTCGGACTTGAGTGCACGGAACCAGGTCGCCGTGCCGGTGGCGGCCGCAGTGACATCGGAGATTGCCGCGGCAGTTGCGACAGAGGAGCGTGTCGGAGTCGTACCGGAGGCCGCAGACGATCCGAACGCGGTGCTGGCGCAAGTGAAGGTGGCCAGCAAGGTCTGCGCGCCCACCGCAGTGTTGGCGTCGGTCGGCTGAGTGTTGCCGTAGATCTTGATCGTGCCGGAGTTGAAGAGCGCCTTGACCGCGTCGTTGGCTGCTGCGGCCGTGGCGTCGGCGAAGAAGATGTTGCTTGCCATATAGTTCTGTCCTTCTTGCTAGAAGCCAGTGGTGAAGCCTGCTCGCCAGGAAGCGGCAGTTTCCTTGTAGTAGCCGCTGACGATGTCGGCCTTTCCGTCGACGGAAAGCACGGGAGTTCCGGCATCGCCGAAACCCCAGCCACTGCCCCAGGTGACCGCATGGCCGCCCGAGGTGATCTCGAGCGTGATGTGCTCGCCGTCCGAGGCGTTGACCGGTGCGTTGATCGTGCAGTTTCCGGTCATAGTCAGGTAGAACACGTTGCCCGCCGAAGCGTCCGGCGTGACCGTAGACGCGAACTCGAGCTGAACAACCGCCGGAGCGATGTATGTCTTCATGACTCCGTCCTGGAATGTATCAGAACCGGCAGTACCGAATGGGTCTGTTGGCGGGTTGAGGTGCTCAACCTCTACGTTGATGCGCCATGCCAGTTGCTCGATCTGAGCCTGGAAAGCAGGAAGAGCATACCTTCCGTCTGGCGGATCGAACGCGAGCTTGACCGACATGAATATGAAGTGCTTCACCATACCCAGGTACGACAGACCCGAGATGTACTGCGACCAGAGCGTGGTGTTGTCCTGGATGATGAAACCTGAGTCCGATCCGACGCCGAGCTGCTTGAGAGCCCCGAATGTCGAGTTGATGAGCAGCGTTACGTCGAGGTCGAACGTCGTATCGGTCGAGTCGAGGCCGACAGCCTTCTTGACCGAATCGAGGATGCTTTCAGGATTAGGTGACACGGTCTCTCCACTAGTTCAGGACAAGCCGGCCCAGTATTCCATCGCTGTCTGAGTCAGTGCCGACGGAGTAAACGAAGACGGCAATGTCGTGCCCGTACCGGCTGTGGCCCAGCGCGATTTTGCAGCACTAAGACCGGCATTAGCGTTGGTGGCAGTTTGGTTCTGGAATCTTCCCCAGGTCAGGTTACTGCTTCCGTTTTGCACAGCCAGAATCCAGTACAGTCCAGGCTTTATCGTAAACGGACCGCTGGCGAGCGCCATGGTTTTGAACACATCAGTGCCGCTGGCCCAGGCTGTACTCTGATCAGCGCTGACAGCGATCTTAGTACCTGCCGAGTCGTATAGCCCGACAAAGCACTCGCTGGTTGTCAAACCGGCCCCGGCAACGAACTGAAATAGAACAATGTTCGTGACCGTCATCGGCGCCTTAACGTCGATACGAATCGCCTGGATCGTGTTGGTCGCGGGGTTTGCGCTAGATGCCACGAACGCAGGATCGAAGTTCCAGGCAAGAAGTCCGGCATCCTCAGGGAGAAAAGCACAGCTGCCTAGACCGCTGGTGGATGCGATTACCTGCGCGTTAGTAGCACCGGTTGCCTCTAGCACATTCAGGTTACGCGCCCAAGCGTTTGTTCCGTCGTCATGGATTCCTGCAGTATTGCCTTGCCACACGCCGCCTTTGAGTACGACGTTCTTACTGCTTGATCCGATCGCGAACCCGTACTGAGGGCTGTTCGTTCCGGTACTATTATCGTCAACACCTGGAAAGCAGGTGCCATCGATAGTAACCGGTATTGTAGAGCCGCTGCAGCGCAATCCTGCGTAACCTCCGCCCCCGCTGTTGCCATTACGTCCGTCACGACGGAACGAGCAGCCGAGGAAGTTGACCGGGGTTGTTCCCGTTGCTGCGATCAGCACGCCGTCCTGAGTATTCCGGTCAGTTGACAAGTCTGTGAACGTCATGCCGCCGGAACCTGTGCCCGAGCCCCAGGCGCCGCTTAGCGAAACGCCGATAGCGTTGAATTCCGCCCGGCACCCGATGAAATGCGAATTTGCTGCTGAGCCTGCGAAGTTGAATCCGTTACCGACGCACCCGATCGCCTCACAGTCGGTCCAAGTGGAGTCAGTGAGTGTCAGACTGAAGCCATGAGTGCCGCAGGTGTTAGCGACAACTCGATGTGCTCTCCAGGAATAAGGAACTCCGGAGCCATTGCTGGCAATCGCGAGTCCGTGAGCCGGAGGATGCCGTATTTGAAGGTCATCGAGAATGACACCGTGGACGAAACCCTGAGCCTGAACGCCGTCGATCGTAGATCCTGTCAGGTTCGAGCATTCCAGTGTCAGGTTCATGATCCGCTGCTGATTCGACGGGATGGCATAACCACCTGTCGTCTGATCAACCATCAGGATGACCGCAGCTCCGCTGAATCCGTTAGCCTGAGATACAGGCTTGATGCAGGAAGCAGCGGCATCGATATGCGAGCCATACGGCCCGCTCAAAGTAACCTGCGGCGGGATGATCAACGGCGCAGAAGTTTTGAATACTCCGGGTGGTATGTAAGTTTGACCACCCAGAGGAGTGGCGTTCAGCGCGTCCTGAATCGCCGAAGTCGAATCGGCTGTGCCGGTCGGGTCGGCGCCGTAGGTCGTAACAACGTCGTAAACGTTCGAGCCGCCTGGGAGCCACCAACCGAGAGATGGCCAGGTTGTTGAACCATCACCGAGCTTTGCGTTAGGGCTGGTGGCTCCAGCATCTGTGACGATGCCCACTTCACCGATTCCCAAGACCGGGTTCGCCGATGCCCATTCCGCGGCGGTTCCGTTACGGAATTCGATTTTGTAACTCATGGCGTTCCTCTGCTTTCTTCGGTTTTGCAGGCACAACGACACTTTCGCTAAGTATTGCTAGACGTGGCAGGCCTTCCTGGCGGCCAGGTAAGCCGCGTCAGTCTTCGGACTCCAGATACCATCGACCTGTCCGGGGTTGAACTTCATTACGTTCAGGGCACGCTGCACGCTGGCCGTCGTGTCGTGCATCGCCGCCTTGGAGTTCGGGCCCCAGAAACCATCACCGCGAGTCCCGACTGTGAACTGAGCGAACTGGACGCCGTAGGGGAACTCATCGCTCCAGGCTTTGATGAGAGCATTTGCCGACTTGTCAGTCTCAGTGCCCCACACGTTGTCCATGGTCGTGCGAAGCGCACGCTGCAGGCCTGAGCAGATCGGCTTCGGAGGAGCGGAGGTAGCAGGGGGTGGAGGGGTCGGCCAGATATCATCGACAAAGACGACGCTGGAATCCCAGTCCTTGCCGAGTTGCGCGGCGCCCTTGTTCTGGCAGGCGATGACACCTTCGCCCTGGAAGACCGTGTCATCCAGAGTCGAAATCCACAGGAAGTAATCCTTGCCGAGAACCTGTGACTTGGTCAGTCGACGAACTTCGGTGATCGTCGACCGATTACAGTAGATCACCGCGTCTTTCTTGCCGGTGTGCTTGTTGTGGTCGATGACCCACTTCTCGAGGTCGCCGCCCTTGTCACCGTTCTCCCAGTCACGGACGTGTGCATCCGGACGAGCGCCGGTAACGTCGATGAATACGTGGAAGTACTTGTCACTCGGGAAAAGCTGCTCGAGAAGTCCCGCCGGAACGATGCCCATGCTGCCGTCATCGTAAGTGGCGACGATGTCGACAGTCTGCGGAATGTTCCTGATTTCTACTGAGTCACCCATTGTTCTGGTCATGCGTCTCTCCTTACCAGAATTGACAGGTCATTAAGCGCCTGAGTCCAGTCAGTGAACCGGATACCTCGGTCATCGATGTAGGCAGCCGCCGGTAGTTTCTGATTCGTCACTAGTAGTTTGCCCTGATCGCTCCAAAACTCCATGCCCGGATTCGTTTGACAGATGTACGGAATCTCAGACTTATCTTCGATCCACCGGATAACCTGGACCGGATCCCGGGAAGTATGGATGAATACCGCATAGGTGCGCATGAGCAGGCGAATAGCGTCAAATGCACCGGGAATAGGATCTCCGTAGAGCTTGCCGCCTTGCCATCCTTTGTCGTAAGAATGAATGACGCCGTCGAAGTCAATCGCGACAGTCTGAACCATCTCTCTCCTTACCAGAGCCTCGTGTCACCAGACCTTCGCTGAACGAAAGGCTTGATTAGCAACGACTTGTCTCCGAAGTGAATAGCGTTGTGTGTTCTGTGGGAAACGCAGATCAGGTACTCAGGGTTGAGGATGTCGATGTTCGCATGTGTCAGATCCTTGACTCCGATCGGGTTCATGTGATGAACAATGATCTTGTAACCGACCTCGTAACCCTCGACACCCAGATCACAACCTCGGTCCCTTGCGATGACCTGTTGCCGTACGTGTTTCCACTGTGCTGATGTGTAGAACGCCTGATTCAGCCACCTCTCGAAGCCGAACGTGTCTACACCTACCTGAGAACGGACACTGAGATAGTCGAACCGCTCTTCGAACCCGCTGATGCGGCTCAGTTCCGTGTATCGTCTAATCGTCCGGGTCATCATCAGGACTCGAATGACCGGCGTATGACCGCATCGCAGCCAGAGCGTTCTTGTAAAGCTCTTCGATCCGGCCTTGTGATGCCAGATTTTCTACTTTCGCCTCGAGAAGCTTGTTCTCGCTCTTGATCCTCTCCTGTTCAAGCTTCTCTCTAGTAGTCGCTAGCTTCAGGAAGTGCGTGATGACCTGAGACGACGCTTTGCCTTCTAGGATCTGCCTCTCAGCTAGATCGACGGCTGCAGCGATGAGCTGGTTCTCACGCGCCTCAGGAGTTGTGGCAGGAGGACGAGCAGGTTTGCCCCTCTCACGACGAGAAGGCATAGACTCACCTCCGGTTGTGTAGACTTTAGGTCTTAAGAATGTGACTTACGAGGGAGCCGCCGGATCACTGGCTCGCGAGGAGAGGTGTCGCGAACAGACTCAGGCGGGGAACGGGGGTTTCGCCTGGCCTTTAGGCTATCCGGCGGCT